TCTAATTTAGACGTAGCTAAGAACCCCTTCCCTATTCTTTCTGCTTGGTACTTAGAAGTAATTCCAAAACCTAAAATTTCTTTTTCAATTAAACCGTATTTTCTTATAAGCTCGCTGTCTTCAACATATACGATTTTATCTTTAAAGTTGTCAGTTTTATCAAGATAAGAAACTTTTATAACCGTAAAAGAAGTTTCTTTGTTTGCAGAAGAGTAATTAAAAACACCATCTTTTACATTTGAATTTGTAAAAACATAAACAACTGGTTTCTTGACATCTACAGTTAAATTGAGAAGGCCGTTTCTAAAATAAAAAACGCCTCTAAAAATTGACGCCATGTCAGAAAGAATTTTTAAACCTTCAGTAGCGTCATTTATATATATATTTGCTGAAAAGCGTGGTTCTAAAAAGTCAAAATAACCGTGATGACGAGCCACGCATTTTCCTGATTTAATTTTCAAAGATGAATCAAATATCTTAGTTTTTGATATTTTTTGAGATATACCTTCGTTAACATTTGCTACTCCAGCAACTATATTTTGAGAAACATAGTTAAGAGCGTATTCTTTTATTTTTTCTTCAGTATTTAATATAGCAGGGTTACCTCCTACATAAGATTGTAAAGCTTTATAAAATTTTCCATTCAAATCTGATTCAATAAAACTTCTGACACCAAAATCATTGCATAACTTTAATTTCGCCGTACCACCATCTAAAGTTGTAGATAAAATTATTTTTTTAAAGTTTATTTTTATATTTTCATTGAATTCATTTTTAACATCATATAAAAACAACAAACTTTTTTCTGGATAAACTTGTTGTAGTTTTTGCAAAGTATCAGTCCAGCTAAAAGTGATAACGTTAAAATCTTTTTCAGTATTTTTTACATTATTATTGTAATTAAAAGAATTTGCAGTATATTTTGTTGAAGCGTTAGTAATAACCAACTCATTGCAAAACTTTGAAATCTTTAATATATCCCATTTATTCAAATCGTTTTCGGTCATGAAACTTTTCGCTAAACCATATCTAGCATTCGAACACAAATCATAAAAAATCCAAGCAGGATCATCTGTCCATTTTAAAGTTTTACTAAAATAACCGCTCCAGTCTCCATTGTACTCTCTTACATCACCATCATAAATATCAGGAATTTTTATTTTTAAAAGCTTACAATCAAAACTTCTCACAGGAACAGAAGAAAAGTGTTTAGAACTAATTACGTTTTCACAAACAGCAGAATATGGATATGAAAAAGAATAATCCACTCTTTCTATAATACTATCTACAGAAAACTCTTTAGAAAAATTATTAGATTCTTCACTAGAAGCGGAAAATCTTTTTTCTACGCTGTAAACGTTTATAATATATTCATTATTTGCGGCTTTAGAATCTGTTTTTTTAAAGAATTCTATTTCAATAGGTATCATTGATGGGCTGCCCTTCACAACAAAATACCCTTGAAAAAAATAATAACTTCTTATTCCAGTATTTAAATTTGAAACACAAACCACAAATCGCAAATGATTACTAAAAGTTTCACCTTTACCACCAATATAAAAAAGATTATCAACTTTAATATTAACAGTTGCACTAGTAACGTATTTATTTTTTATATAATGAGAAAAATTTCTTGCCAAAGAACGAGCGTTTATTAAAGCTTTTTGCTTATCAGTGTTATTACCAGAATCTATAAAAAAATCTTCATCAAATTGATACAGATTAAAAACTATACCATCAGGAGTTCTTTCTAAATCATAAATTTTAGAATCGTATTTGTAAACAGCGCTTGACGTAGAATTTGAATTTTCTACTTCATTTCCTAAAGATATATTAAAGTTAACAGAAGAGAAATTTAAAAAACTTGTTCTTTTGTCTCTTATTGGACTATCATTGTAATATATTCCATATGATAATGAAGAAGCTTTATTTGAAATTGTATCACTTACACTTATATAATTTAAAATACCACCATCACTGTCTACTAAACCTTCTATTGGACCTTCACATAATAGATCGGTAGCGTAATACGAAGTTTCTGTATCTAAAGTATTATTTCTAGCTAAATCGCCAGGAAATCCAGCTACACTTATAGCTGAATTATTTCTATTTAAATATATTAATACATCATTTTTTGCAGTTTGACTAGTTGTTGGAGACGATGCGGCTATTTGTGAATTTGATGGTATAGGAAGTTCATTTTTTAAAATAACCCCAAGAGCGCGGGCCAGCCCTTGTAAGCCCAACTCTTCACCCTCGTCAGTTGATCCTCCACCGTCTTCTACTAGTCGTATATTATCCCTTGCACTACTCATATAAAAATAAATTATTAATTTTCAACCCTTACGCCACGACTTCCACCTCCAAAAATTGGAATTGCAGGTTGAGCGCCCTGATTTACTAAACTTGTTGTTATCAAATCATTTGAAACTAATACGCTTCCAATTTTTAACCTTCCATAACCAATAGGTATTGCCACGTTTCTTTTAGTCACGTTTTCATAAGCAGAAAACATTCTTGAATTATTTTTAATATCTTTTGGGGCCTTAGGACTCATCAAACGAGTAATAAGCATTTGAATTCCCATAGCTATCAACATGACGATAATCATTGTTGTTAAACTAACAGGATCTGCACCCAAAATTAACGGAACCACTTCAACTACAGAATTTTTTTTCAATATTGGAGAATTCAAATATTCAGGAGCCATAATTTTATCATCTACATATATAATAAAATGACTCAAATACTCTTGCATTGTTCCTAAAATTTCAATCAATTTATTACTATTAGCCTCAATAGCTTCAAAAGCTTCTCCAACTGTTTTAACATTCAAAAGCCAATCTGTTTTTATAAAATTTTCAAAAATTCCATGTAATTTAATGTTTACCATATTATATTGTATTTACACTTCTTTCTATAAACTTTTGTGACGGAATTATAAATAGTAACATGTTTATATTATGATATTTTTGATGTTTTAAATCTGTTTCTGAAAAATCAAACCCAATCGGATGACTATGAAATAAATATAATATTTCGTAGTTACTCTTTATTTCAAGATACTCTTTCGGAGAAACAAGAAAAAAAGAGTCTTTTGATGGATGGCTATTTGCAATTGGCTTGAATGTTATTCGTTCATTGTTTTTAACTACAAATCCACAAACTTCTACATCTTTATTTCTTAAAGCGTAATCTTTAATTTCGTTAAGTATTTCAGACGCTAGTGTCATTATTAAATGGGAATGTTGCTGGAAACGCTCCAAAAGGTAAAAATGGTTTACCATTTGTAAATGCGTTTGTAGTATTATTTCCAAATCTTAACATACAACCTTGAAGCGTTTTTGAGCATTTGTCTTGCTTCCAAACGTTAGTATTTTTTGTAGGATTTTTATTCGAATTGACTATCACACAAACAAAATAATTTTTATTTTGAATTAAAGGCGATAAAATTGATTCGTCTGATTCTAAGTTTGTATTAGACAATGCATCTATATAAACAAAATCACCTATTGCATAAGAAACAGTTGATAACCATTCACCTTTATATCTTAATGATGGTATTTCATAATTACCATTGTTTGAAAAACTATTGTAATTTTGTATAAATACTTTATCATTTTCGTCTGCTACTGGTACTCCTAAGAATTTATTAAATGCAGCGTCTGATCCAGAAGGTGCTGAAATTTTTGCATTTATATCTACTGGTCCTTCATATTTTCTATTATTACCGTAATTGCAACCATAACATCTATAATTCCACGAACACGTATCATTAGCAACTTTTCTTGCTGGAACTGTTAATGATTCAACATCTACAGTTGTTACAGTAAATGACAGCACAGTTTTCACAGTTAAAAATGTTACAACAAACACTTTTGAATTATTTGATTCTAGTGGTGACAGTCCTATCAGTGCAACTTCATATTCATCAGGAGGTATAGCTCGACACGGTGTTGTAGTTTTAAATAATGTAATAGGTTCTTTTGTTGCCGGTGAAACAATTACAGGTGCTACTTCTTCACTTACGGCAGTAATTCAAAATGATAGATATGGTTTTAAAGGCGCTTTAACTTTTGATTTTACTTTTGTTAGACAATTAGGTATGTCAGGTTCTCCAACATATACAGCTGATACGGCTATAGATTCTACTAATGGAGATAATTATCCTATATTTGGAAGTTTTTCAGTGGCGAATAGTGGTACAACAGTCACAGGTTTTGGAACATTATTTACAACTGAATTACAAATAGGTGATACAATTACATTTACAACAGATGCTGGCACTTCAATAACAAGAATTATTGAATCTATTTCATCAAACACAAGTTTAGAATTATATCAGAAATGTTTAGGGAGCCAGATAAACATATAGGCTATATAATTTTCAATTTATCTTTAGGAATGTGTATAAGTCTATGTTTTTTAATCTTTGGAATAATTGC